CCGATATAACAAAAAAACAATCCAGGGGATCAAAACGCACCGAACTAATATATGACAGTACCGCTATTCATGCAGCAGAATTATTAGCTTCATCCTTACATGGGATGTTGACTAATGCAGCTTCCCCCTGGTTCTCTTTACAATTTAAAGATCCATTTTTAAATAATGATGATGCGGTGAATGAATGGTTAGAAGAATGTACAAATCAAATGTACATGTCTTTTGCTCGTAGTAATTTTCAACAAGAGATCCATGAATTATATTTAGATCTTATTACATTTGGAACTGGCTGCATGTTTATTGAAAGAAGTGATGCAGATGCACTTAGATTTTCAACCAGGCATATTTCAGAAATTTATATTCAAGAAAATGAAAAAGGAATTGTTGATACAGTATTCCGTAAATTTAAAATGTCCGCAAGAGCAGCTTTCAATATGTTTGGAGCCGCAACACAAGAAATAGAAAAATTACAAAAAGATAATCCATATGAAGAATTAGATTTTTTACATGTGGTCATGCCAAGAGAGAATAGAGATCCTAATAAGATTGATGATGTTAATAAACCTTTTACATCTATCTATCTAACAATAGATGGTAAGATGTTAGGGGAAGGGGGATTTAATGAATTTCCTTATGTGGTACCTCGTTTCACTAAATCATCCGTAGAAATTTTTGGAAGATCACCAGCATTCACTTGTTTAAGTGATATTAAAATGCTCAACAAGATGTCGGAAACAATGATCCGTGCTGCACAAAAAACTATTGATCCTCCTCTCCTGGTTCCGGATGATGGTTTTATTATGCCAATTAAAACTATTCCTGGAGGTTTAAATTTTTATCGTAGTGGTTCAAGAGATAGAATAGAGCCATTACAAATTGGAGCAAATATTCCATTTGGTTTAGAATATGAAAACCAAAGACGAGAAGCAATCCGCCAGGCATTTTTTGTCGATCAATTATTAATGGCACAAAATGTAACAATGACAGCAACAGAAGTATTACAACGTAATGAAGAGAAGATGCGATTACTTGCACCGGTTCTTGGAAGATTACAATCAGAAATGTTGCAACCGTTAATTGATAGGACTTTTAGTATTTTATTGCGTGATGGTAAATTACCTTCTCCACCGCCTACGTTACAAGGTATGGAGATTGATATTGAATATGTATCTCCTCTTGCAAGAGCACAACGTCAAGGTGATGTAAATGCAATGATGAGAGCATTAGAAATAATTATGCCAATGTCGCAAATGGCACCAATGATGGATTATGTTGATACCGATAAATTGGTTAAACATTTAGTAGAGATCTTAGGAGTGCCAAGTAAAGTTATCCGTTCAGATGGAGAGGTAGAAGAAATGCGTAACCAACGAGCACAGCAGCAACAAGCAGCAGCACAAGCAGAAGAAGCGAGAGCCGATGCACAAGCAGCTGGTCAAGCAGCACCGATGGTTAAAGCAGTAGGTGGATTATAGTGGTTGAACAAGTACCAAAGGAATTATTGCAAATCATTGATTTGTATAAACAGACTTTTAATACCGATGATGGTAAAAAAGTTTTAGAGGATCTTCGATTACGATGCTTCTCTAAAAAAAGTACATTTGATAAAGATGCAAATGTAACAGCTTTTAATGAAGGACAACGACAAGTTGTTTTACACATTGAAGGTTTTATAAATTATAAATCAGTAAAGGAATAAAATGGCTGACACACAGGTAGCGGAAGAGCAAGTATCTCAACCGTCTGTTAGCGAAACTCCAGTAGAAACAAGTTGGAGAGATAGCTTATCAGATGATATTAAAGGAGATGCAAGTTTAGAAAATATTAATGATATAAATTCTTTGGCAAAAGGATATGTTCATGCTCAACGGATGGTAGGAGCCGATAAGATTGCTCTACCAGGTAAGTATGCAACAGAAGATGATTGGCAACAAGTTTATACAAAACTAGGTAGACCGGACTCTCCAGAAAATTATGAATTAAATTATAATTTACCAGAAGGAGATGACGGTGCCAATCTAAATCAATTTAAAGAAATATCACACAAACTTGGTTTATTACCAAACCAGGCACAAGGGATTTTAGAATTTTATAATGAGATGAACCAAACAGCAGTACAGCAAGGGGAAATTTCATTAAATGATAATAAAGAAACTGTCGTGCAAGGTTTACGAAAAGAGTTTGGACAAGCTGCTGATAGTAAATTACAATTAGCAGAACGAGTAGCAAAACAATTTGCTTCACAAGAAATTTTTGAAACTAAATTAGCTGATGGTTCACAGCTGGGTAATCATCCAGATATGATCCGTGCTTTTATAAAAATAGGAGAAGCTATTAGTGAAGATAAATTAAATGGTGCACCACAAGAAATGGTAATGACACCAGATGAAGCACAAAAAGAAATTGGTAAACTAATGGATAAGAATACTCCTTATTGGGATAAAAATCATCCTAACCATCAAAGAGCCGTTGATGAAGTGGCTCGTCTAATGGAGTTTACTGTATAAGAACACCAATAGAAATATTGGGGAATGGAGTAGCCTTTAAGGTTCCATTGACATGAGGAAAAGTATCACGATTAGCAATCGTTAAATGTAGATTTTGTCCAGTTGTTTGGGAAACTTAATCAAAAAATTTTTCATATTGATGGAGGACATAAATGTCTAATCAAATAACTACAGCTTTTGTACAACAGTATTCAAACAATGTACAATTGCTTTCACAACAAATGGGTAGCCGTTTGCGTGAAGCAGTAGATGTGGAAACTGTAACTGGTAAAAATGCGTATTTTGACCAGGTTGGAAGTGTTAGTGCACAACTAAAAACTTCAAGACATGCAGATACACCACAAATTGATACTCCTCATTCAAGAAGAAGAGTTTCATTAGCAGACTACGAATGGGCTGATCTCATAGATGATCCAGACAAAATTAGGCTGTTAATAGATCCAACTTCTTCCTACGCAAAAGCAGCAGCAGCTGCAATGGGTAGATCAATGGATGATGTTATCATATCTGCTTTAGGCGGCACAGCCTATACTGGAGAAACTGGAAGTACAAGTGTTGCACTTCCAAGCACACAAAAATTTGCAACAAGTTCACAATCCGATGGATTAACTATTGCAAAACTTTTGGATGCAAAAAAGAAAATGGATCTCGCTGATGTAGATCCATCACTAAAAAGATATGTTGTTTGTGGTGCTACCCAAATTTCAGATCTTTTAAACACAACTGAGGTTAAGAATAGTGATTATAATACAGTTAAAGCGTTAGCGATGGGACAAGTAGATTCCTTCCTTGGCTTCAAATTTATTATGTCAAATAGACTTAGCTTCGATGCAACTAATACGGATGACAGACTAGTTTTTGCCTTCACCGAAGATGCTATCAAACTTGCAATAGGAAAAGATATTTCTGCTAGAATAGACGAAAGAGCAGATAAATCTTACAGCACACAAGTGTACTACTGCATGTCGATTGGAGCAACAAGGACAGAAGAAGAAAAAGTAGTTCAAATTCCGTGTGATGAATAGGAGGGTTAAGATATGGCTAGTGTAAAAAGTGTTGCAATAACTAATCTGGATGCCGTTCCTAGTGTAATGAGTGATGGTGGTAATCTTTCAGCAATGAAAGTTTGGCACGATACTTATGAAGCATCTTCTTTAGCAAGTGGTTCTGACATCACTATCGCAAGAATACCAGCTGGATCTACGATCCATGATGTAATTATCAAAGCTGATGCTCTTGGCGGATCGTCAACTTTAACGGTTGGTGATTCTGATGATGCTGATAGATTCCTTGCTGCTGTTGGAACTTGGAATGCTGCTGGACAATGCCAATCAATGTTGGCTGGTTCAACTGCTCCAAATACTGCGGTTGCTGGATTGGCGTACAAAGTGTCATCCCAAACGGACATAGTAATTACAACTGGTGGTGCAACCATTAGTGGTACTATCTATGCTTGGGTGTACTATACTCAATAAACTTTAATAGAGAGGGGATTTATTCCCCTCTTTTTTTTTAACAAACAAATAACAAAAATAATT